GCACGCCGCGCGAGCGCTTTCCCGTACGAGGGCGCAACAACCGGCCGGCGACTGGGGACGTGGTCCACGACCCGCGATGCTGTCAACTCCGTCTGGTATCAGAGCGCGGACCAACTGGTGTCGCGCTCGCGGGACATTGCGCGCAAGGACGGCTGGGCGGGCAAGGCCATCGAGGAGTGGGTCTGCAACGCCATCGGCAATGGAATCAAGCCGCAGTCTCTGCACCCCGACCAGGCCACGAAGGAGAAGATCCAGAAGCTCTGGTCGCAGTTCGCCAACGAGTGTGATGCGGCGGGGATCACCGACTTCTACGGGTTCCAGGCGCTCGCGTTTCGTTCGATGGTTGAGGGCGGCGAGTGCTTTGTGCGGAAGCATATCCGCTCGATGGACGACGGGCTTCTCGTTCCGCTCCAACTCCAGTTGATGGAAGCGGAACAGTTGCCGTTCTATCTCGCGCGCCCGACTCCGGATACGCCGCAGGGCAACGTCGTCCGCGCGTCGATCGAGTTTGATCCCGAGGGACGGCGCACAGCGTACTACTTCTACAAGGAGCATCCCGGCGAGCGGTTGTTCTTCCCGAACTACCTCGACCTGCTGCGGATCCCGGCCGCCGAGGTGATGCACATCTTCCGTCCGTTGCGTCCTGGGCAACTCCGCGGCATCCCATGGCTGGCCAACGCCCTCGTGCGGCTGTGGGAACTCGACCAGTACGATGACGCCGAACTGCTCCGGAAGAAGTTCGCCGCCATGATGATGGCGTTCATCATCCGGCAGAACCCGGAGGACCCGTTCTTCGGGAACGAGCAGGCCACTCCCGAAGCGACGGCAGCTGGTGGGCAGACCACAGAGGAGACGGGCGTCCAGGTCGCCCAACTCGAGGCCGGGACGATGATGGATCTCGAACCTGGCGAGGACGTGAAGTTCACCGACCCTGCCGACGTTGGGGGCAATTACGAGGCGTTCGAACGCCAGACGCTGCTGCGGATCGGCGCGGGCCTGGGCCTGCCGTACGACATGCTGACAGGCGACCTATCGCAGACGAGCTACAGCTCGATCCGCGCGGGCATCCTCTCGTTCCGGCGGCTGTGCGAGCAGATTCAGTACGGCGTGTTCATCTTCCAGTTCTGCCGTCCGGTATGGAAGACGTTCCTCGAGGCGGCTGTGCTCGCCGGCCAGTTGGATGCGCGAGACTACCAGGCCAACCGCGCAGATTACCTCGCGGTCCAGTGGCACACGCCGAAGTGGGCGTGGGTCGATCCGGAGAAGGACGTGAAGGCCGAAGTGCTGGCGATCCGGGCGGGCCTGAAATCGCGCAGCATGGCCATCAACGAAACCGGCGAGGACGAGGAGGAAGTGGATCGGCAGATCGCGCAAGACAACGCGCGCGCCGACGAGTACGGTCACGTGTTCGATTCCGACCCGCGCAGGACGGATGCTCGCGGCGCGCAGAATGTTGAGCCCGGCAACGAAGAAGCATCCAAGGAGACGAATCCGTGAAAACCAGCTATCTGCCGCGCATGGCCGTCCGCATCTTCGACGAACCGCTGCTGATCCGGCCGCGCAAGCTCTACGTAATCCTGCAGGCCATCGGTCCGCGTCTCGGTCTGACCGACGGTGATATCGATGTCATAGCCGCCCGGATGCCGGCGGATAACGAGGGGTCCGACGCTGAAGAAGATCTGTCCGCCGCGAAGCCCTACCAGGTTACGCCGGACGGCATTGCGGTGATCGGCGTCTCCGGCACGCTCGTGAAGAGATCCAGTTGGATGGACGCGTGGTCCGGACTTCAATCCTACGAGATGATTCGAGGCGAGCTCCGGGACGCGGTCGCCGATCCTCGCATTCGAGGCATTCTGTTCGATGTCGACTCGCCCGGTGGCGAGGTTGGCGGGCTTTTTGATCTGGCGGGTGACATCTTTGCGGCGCGTCAGAACAAGCCGGTTTACGCGCTCGCGAACGACGCAGCATTCTCGGCGGCTTACGCTATCGCATCGAGTGCCGAACGGGTATTCGTCACAAGCACGGGCGGAGTGGGCAGTATCGGCGTAATTGCGGTTCACGTCGATCAGTCGTCTTTCGATGAAAAAGCCGGCCGCAAATACACCGCCGTATTCGCTGGCGCCAAGAAGAACGATTTCAACCCGCACGAACCACTTTCCGATTCCGCCAGGGATGATCTGCAGATGGAAATCGACCGGCTCTACGACATGTTCGTGGCCACCGTGGCCCGGAGTCGCGGCCTCAAGCCAGCGCTCATCCGGAACACGGAAGCGGGCCTGTTCTGGGGCGAGAAGGCGATCAGCGCAGGACTCGCGGATCAGGTGGGCAGTTTCGACGATGCTCTCGCTGCTGTAACTCAGGCCGCAAAGGGCTTCAGGCAGTCTCGCGCAACGGCGTCTGCCGAGGCGCAAATCGAAGAACGAAAGGACGAGGATACGACGATGCCTCAAACGACCGAGACCAAACCGGCAGACGCTCCGACCCCGCAGGGTGCTGCGCCCGCCGACACGAAGACTGGCACGGAGGCTCCGGCCCCCGCCGCCCAACCGCCGACCCAGCCCGCCACCGCGCCGCCCGCTCCGGAACCGGCTGCTGCTCCGACCGCGCCGCCCGCTCCGGACGCCGCCGCAATCGAGGCGCGCATCCGTGCCGAGCACGAAGAGATTGCCGCGCTCTGCACGCTGGCCGGCGAACCCGGATTCCTCGCGGAGGCCATCTCGAAGCGCATGACCGTCGCTCAGGCTCGGGAGGCTCTGCTCGCGCGCAAGGCTGCGAAGTCGCAGGGCAGCCAGATCAGTTCGCACACGGACGCCGCTCCGGTGGGCGCGGAGGCGCAGTTGAATGCCGCCGCCACCCAAATTGCGGCCAGCAAGCACATCACCTTCGCGCAGGCGTACGTGGAGGCGATGAAGGTCCACCCCAATCTTTACCAGCAGTACCTCGCTGAGAAGTCGGCCACGGTGAAGCCGAACTAGGGCGGCGAGCCAACAACCGAAAAGGAGAAACGATGGCTTACGAAGTTGGAAACCAAGCGATTTCCGTTCCTGCCAGTGCCGACCTCTCTGCGAAGCAGTTTCTGTTCGGCACCATCGGTGCTACCGGTGTGGCGGTGACCGGCGCGGGTCTTGCCGCGGACGGCGTGATTGCGGATAAGCCCGCTGCCGCGGGCCGTCCGTGCGCGCTCTATGCCACGCCTGGCATGGTGGTCAAGGTCATGTGCGGCGCTGCCGTTGCGAATGGCGCGTTGCTGGAAGCGGATGCTGCTGGCAAGGCAGTGACGCAGGCTGCGGGTAAGATCCTCGCAAGGGCTCTGGCTGCGGGCGCCGGGGACGGGTCCATCATCCCGGCCCTGCTGATCCTTCAGCGGTAGTCAGACAAACGGCGTAAGAAGCCCCGGCCTTCGGGCGCGGGGCTTTTTTGTGCCGAGACAACGAAAGGAGAACTGAAAATGTACACGCCGACTGCCGGTGATGTTCATGTCAATACGCCGCTGACGCAGATCAGCATCGCGTATCTGCAAAGCCAGACGGAGTTCGTGGCGGCGCAGTTCGCTCCCGTGATCCCGGTGTCGAAGCAATCCGACCGGTATTACGTATATAACCGGGGCGACTTCTTCCGCGACCAGATGCAGAAGCGCGCGCCCGGAACTCCGGCCGCGAGCACCGGCTACAAGCTCGACAACACGCCGACGTACTTCTGCGACGTGTGGGCAGAGTCCAAGCCGATCCCCGACCAGTTGCGCGGCAATGCCGACGCCGTGCTCAACATGGACAAGGACGCCACGGAGTTCCTCACCCAGCAGGCGTTGATCCGGCGCGAGAAGATTTTCGCCGCCAACCTGTTCGCGGCGGGCAAGTGGGCCACGGACGTAGCGGGCAAAGCCGCCGCGCCTGGTGCTGGCGAGTTCCTCCAGTGGAACGACGGTGCCTCGACCCCCATCGAGGACATCCGCGCCGGTAAGCTCGCCATCAAGCAGTCCACCGGCTACCCGGCCAACACGCTCGTCATCAGCGAACCCGTGTGGCTGAAGCTCGTGGACCATCCTGACCTCGTGGATCGCGTGAAGTACGGCCAGACCAACGGCGGTCCCGCGCGCATCACCCGCGAGGCTCTCGCGGCCATCCTGGAGATCGACCGCATCCTCGTGATGGGTTCCATCGAGAACACCGCCGATGAGGGCGTGGCGAATTCGCACTCCTTCATCGGCGGCAAGAACGCCATGCTCTGCCATGTAGCGCCCAACCCGGGTCTGCTCACGCCGTCCGCTGCGTACACTTTCGGGTGGACCGGCTATCTCGGCGCCGGCAACGAAGGCAACCGCATCAAGCGGTATCGCTGGGAGATCATCGCCAGCGACATCGTCGAGATCGAAATGGCATTCGACATCAAGTTGGTCGCCACGGAACTCGGGTACTTCTTCAAGGACGCCGTGGCGTAAGGCGGTTTCCGATGGCGTACCGTTCTCTGCCGAAGTTCAACCCGGAAGCCCGGTTCATCGCGAGCCGGGCCTTCCTCTATAACGGCCGGACGATCCAGCCCGGAGAGTCGGTCGAGGGAATCCCGACGCGCCGCCTGCGGCAGTTGTTCGAGACGCGCCAAGTCGCCGTCGCGCCGCCGGCCGCGCAGCACAAGGAGGCGGCGCCGGCCGCCAGGAAGGGGAAAAAGTAGATGTCCAAGCAGGTTCAGACGATCCGCATGATCGAGCAGTACGGGAACCTCAAGGTCGGGTTCATCCCGCTCGATCTCGCCAACGCCGTCATCATCGCCGCCAACGTCGTGCAGAACACGACGGAGGGCGGGCGTCCGGACGGCAATACCGCGCCGACGCTCCAGCGCATCAACCAGGGGACCGACAAGGCTCTCCGTGTCACGTGGGCGGCCGGCTCGCAGGTGGAATTGCAGTTCCCCGCCATCGCGCTCCCTCCGGATCTGGACGCCGACGCGCCCATCGAGGTCCATCTGCTCGCGGGGAAGGACGCCAACGCAAACACGTTCAACATCGACGTGCAGGCGTTCTTCGGCGTGGGCGACACGGAGTGCGGCGCCGCGACCGCCAACATCGCGCAGGCCCGCGCGGAGTACAAGGCGACGATCGCGGCTGCCGACGTGCCCGCGCATCCGGAGATGCTCAATCTCATCCTCGTTCCGGGCGCGCACGCCGGTGACGCGCTCTACGTGGATGGCGCCTGGATCGAGTACACGATAAAGGCGTAACTCGGATGGGGGCAGATCCTTTTGCCGCGCTCAACAAGGCGTGCATCAACACCTTCGGGAAGGCGGTGTCCTATCAGCAGGGCGCCGCCGCGCCGTTCTCCGTCAAGGGGATCGTGATGAAGCTCTCCGACGAGGAGCAACATCGCGATGGGCTGTATGCGCGCCTGTTCGTCAATCTGGCCGACTTCGCGGTCGCGCCGGACCACGGCGACGTGGCCACCATCGACGGCGTGGCGTACACGGTCTTTGAAGTGCTGGCCGACGCGCAAGGCGGCGCGACTCTCTCCTTGCGCGAGGCGTGAGGCCCCGATGCCCTCCGTTCGTATCTATCAGAAAAAAGAGGTGCGCCTCGACCGGCTGAACTTCAAGCAGAAGCAGATGTTCAAGATCGGCAACGTCGGCCTGGCGGCGGTCAAGAACCGGCTGGCAGCGGCGCAGGGACCGAACGACGGCCCGGCGAAGCCGCTCTCGCGTTATTACGCAATCCGCAAGACCAAGATGGGCGCGGGTAATCGCCGCAACCTGATGCTGACCGGCGACATGCTCCGGATGTTCCAGGTACGGACGGTCAGCGAGAACAAGGCGCGTGCGGCGACAACGGGCCGGTCCACGATCAAGAGCACGACCAGCAAAAAGGGGAAGCTCATCGGCGTCGAGAACCGGGTCAAGGCGTGGATCACGAACAAGATCGAGCCTTGGGTCGTTTTCTCCCCGAAAAATCGGCAGGTCGTGCAGCAGACCGCGCAGAAGCTCCTCAACGAAATGGCGCCGCGGCTCGCTCTTGAGCGAAGCCTCGGCGGTAGACAGATATGATCGACAGTTCCGTTCTGATCGACAACCTCGTGGCGGCGTTGCGCGATATTCCCGATCTCGTGATTGAGATGGGTGGCGATCCGGAGCGCATCTTCGCGTACCACGACTCCTACCCGAAGCGGATCAGCCTGCAGCACGCGATCCATTCGATGCCTGCGCCCTCCGTCATGGCGGCATGGCAGGGCACCGCGCCCGGCTCGTTCGGCGGCTTCGACGTGTGGAAGCATGCGGTGACGCTCTACCTGCGCGCGGGCGAGCAGTTCGACGGCGACGATCCGACCGCTTACTATCGCCTGTTCCGGTTGATCGTGAAGGGCGTTCCCGCTTCCGGCGACCAGCCGTTGCTCAACCTCCAGATCCACCCGTCCTGCCATCCGATGGACCTGCCGACGATCCAACGCCAGACGGACATGGAGGGTCTGGATTACTTCGAAATCCCAATTACGTTCACCGAGATCGGAGACGATTGATGCCTGACAAAGTTTGGATGAAGCCGCCTTTCGGAGTGGGCGATCCGAAGGAGGTCGATGCAACGCCCGACGTCTTGACGCCGCTCATGGTCGCTGGCTGGAACCAGTGTGACCCGCCGGCCGACAGCGAGGAGGTGACGACGAATGTCCACGACTAGGCTCCAGGAAGTACTGGTCTGCTTCGGCAAAGGCAAGCAGGCCGATATTGCCACCCCGCAGGCTGCCGCCGCGATGTGGCGGTTCAGCAAGTTGAACGCGGATCTCATCAACCCGAAACTCGCGACGGAGAACGACGCCGAAGAGTACGGCAAGGGGCACGAGTTTGCGACCGCCACGTACAAGACGGCGTGGGACGTGGGCACGACGCTGGAGAAGTACCTCGGCGCGGAGATCGGCGCGTGGGCCGTCGCGTTTGGCTTGGGCAAGGTGGTGAAGTCCGGAACGACGCCGAACTTCGTGTACACCTGCACGCCGCTCATGCCCGCCAGTGGGGATGCGGCCGAACTGCCGTACTTCTCGTACGTCGAGCAGATCCGGCCGGGCGCGGGCGTGGTCCTCGACCGCCAGGCCGTGGGCATGGCCATCGAGTCGTTCCAGATCGCCGTCGGCTCCGGTCCCGGTCGCGCCAACAGCAAGATCACCTGCGAACTGGTCGGCTCCGGCAAGCTCATCGACTCCGCGACCGGCATCACCATGCCCGCCGCGCAGGTCGAGAAGCTCCTGCCGTCGGCTTCGTTGACGCTCTCGATCAACGGCGTGGATTACGTCACCAACAAGAACATCGTCTCCTTGGAGACGGGCTGGAAGAACAACATCCGGATGGACCAGGGCTTCTTCCCTGGCTCCGGCTTCCAGACGGCAGGCGACGGGTCCTCGGGCGCGATCCGCGGCAGGCTGGAGTTCGGCAACCGGGTGGGTAACCTCCGGTTCGTGGCCCGCTTCGAGAACGGATCGTCGGAGTACACGAAGCTCAAGGCGCAGACCACGGGCACGGCGGCCGTCACGCTCGCGTACGACGTGAACAACTCGCTCCAGTTGACGTGGCAGAAGGTCGCGTTCCAGACCGTCGAGGTCGCGGAGACGGACCAGATCCTCACCGTAGCCGTCGAATGCACGCCGATGTACGACTCCGGCAACGGCATTCTCACTGCGGTCGCGAAGTGCAGCGTGGACGGTATCTGCCAGTAAGGATTCACGATGGAAACCAACGCTCCCGTTTTTGACGCTACCAGGCCGGTAGCGGTGCAACTCCGCGGCCCGGACGGTGTGAAGACCGTCCGCGTCCGTTTCCCCTCCGACGATGAGTGGGCAGAGCGGCAGAGGCGCCGCAAGGTAATCATCAAGCACCTCGGGCGCGGGATGTCCGAAACGACTATCCCGAACGGCGAAGACATCGACGCCGCGCTCCTGGCGAAGATTCGCACGGAGGAGGAACCGGAGGTCGATGCGTTCGAGGCGCAGAAGGTCATCGAGCAGTTGGCCACGTGCGACGTGGACGACGTTGTGCTCGCCGGAGACGCGTTCCGGGTCGCCCTGCGCGTGCTGGGCGGCACGGTGACGCACCTCCTGAAGATGCCCTCGGCCAAGGACGTGAACACCTATCGGCGCGGCTTCGGGCGCGTGCTCGACCTGCCGTTCGGCCGGCAGGAGATCACCGTCAACGTGCGCGCGGCCGCCGACCTCTGGAAGAAGCTTGTCGAGGCGACCGAAGGATATGCCGGAGAGGCGCCGATCATCCATCAGGCCGTCGCGGTGAAAGCGGCGATTGACGCACTCGACACCTCCTTCCAGGAGGACCGCGAGGCAAATTTTTAGCGGAGGAGTGGCCGGAGAAGCCGTCCCTCCGCTACCTCATCCATTGGGCGCTCCGGCGCGACGAGCTATGCGAACGCGGCTTGTGTCCCGAGGCGCCCCAAGGTGGTCGTTGCGATCACTGCCCCCAAGACAAACTCGACGCCGCGCAGGCCTCCGAAGGAGGGCTGTTGATCCGGCGCGCTCTGGACCTGCGCGCGGCATTGAACCTCGGCATCCACATCGGCCTTGACGACATCCGAGCCGACGAGTTCTACACCATGCTGATCCTGGAGGAAGAACGGGACCAGTTGGAACGCGAGCGGGCAAGCACCCATGGCAAATAGCAACCAGATCGAACTGGTCGTCACCGTCGAGGTGGACAAGGCGAACAAGTCGATCAAGAGCGTCAACGCCAACCTGTCCAGCATCGAAGCCGCCGCCACGCGTTCCGCGCGTGCGGCCTCCTCCGGCATCGACGGCATGACGGCCTCAATGGTCAAGGGCGTCACGGCTGGCAGCCTGCTTGCGGACGGCATCAAGAAGGTGCTCGGGTGGGTGAAGGATCTGACCATCGAGACGGCCAAGTACGCCGCGCGTACCGACGTGCTGGCGATGGTGACGCAGCAGTTGGCGAAGGTCAACAACATCTCCGCTTCCGGCGTGGGCCTGCTGGTGGACCAGATTAAGCAACTGGGCATCACCACCCAGGAAGCGCACGGAGTCATCCAGAGGATGATCTTCGCGGAATTGGATCTCGGCAAAGCGGCGCAGTTGGCCGACGTTGCGCGCAACGCCGCCGTGATCGCCGGTGTGGATACGTCGCAGGCGTTGGAGAACATCATCCTCGGCATCACGACGGGCCAGACCCGACTGCTGCACAACATGGGGCTCCAGGTATCGCTGCTCAACGTCGAGGCGGCGGCGGCGAAGGAGTTGGGACACCAGCTTTCCGATCAGGAAAAACGCGAGGCGATGCTGAACGCCGTCCTCAAGGAGGGCGTCAAAATCCGCGGCACGTATCCCGCCGCAATGGAACTGGTCGGCAAGCAGATGACCTCGCTGCCCCGGTACTTCAAGGAGGCGGCGAACGCTGTCGGCGAGAACTTCCAGCCCGCTCTCAAGAAGGTCGTGGACACGCTGAAGGAACTCGCATTCTGGCTCAAGGACAACTCCGCGCAGGTGGCCGACTTCGCGAAAGGAATCGCGGGGCTGGTCGCGGCGGGCGCGGTGGGACTGCTGGCCACTAAGATTTGGGGGCTGGTCGGCGCGCTCCAGGCGTTGGGCGCGGCGGCGATGGCCAATCCTATCGGCCTGATTGCGGCGGGCGTGGCCCTCGCGGGCGGCATCATCTATTCGGAGTGGCGCCGGATGAAGCAGTCCTATGAGGAGATGGACGCCACGTACCAGAAGTGGATCACCAGCCAGATCACCGGCGCGAAGACCGGCGCGGATCTGAAGTCCGCGACGGAGAAGGTGGCGAAGGCGTTCGAGGCCGGGACCATCGACGCGAAGCAGTACGCGCAGGCTCTCGACATGCTCGATGCGGCCAAGGCGCGCGTGTATGGCTGGGGCGACCTCTCGGACGTCACCAAGAATCTCGGGCTCAAGATCACCATCAAGGACCCGAAAAAGGAAGCGGAGGCGGCGAAGGCGCTCGCGGAGGAGGTAGGCAAGGCGCAGTTGGCCAACGAGAAGGTCTTCCGCGATCGCGCTCTGGAGGCGGGCAAGGCCGGGCTTACCGGCTTCGCCAAGGACGTGGCCGACATCAATGCGGAAATCCAGAAGCGGACGGTGCTCGTGGACCAGCAGGGCGAGTCGCATCGGTTTGCGCTCACCCGGAAGGCGTGGGACTCGATCATCCAGGAGATGCGACTGAAGCTCCAAGCCTTCAAAGACCACTTCGCGGAGGAGAACAAGAAGGCTCTCGCGGATTACCTGAAGGACGAGGAGGCGGCGGCGAAGAAGCAGTTGGACTGGGAGGCCAAGGCGTACCAGCAGCGTCTCCAGCACGAGGTCGAGATCTCCGACCGGACCATGGACAACCTCAAGGCCGTTTACGCCTTCCAGGAGGACCGTGCGGGCTTTGAGCGGGACACACGCCTCCGCGAGTTGGACAGCGTCGATGCGCGGACCATCCAGCAGAAGGTAGCGGTCGAGCAGCAGAAGGCGCAGATCGAGATCGAGTACCTGCAAAAGGTCCATGAGGTGAAGCAGGCGCTCTACGATATCGACACGCGCCGGATGCTGCTGGAGGAGGAGTTGACGCTCAAGCGGCTGGGCTACAACGCCGACGAGATCAAGGCGCGAATCGCGGACCTCAAGCAGGAGCGGCAGGATATCCGGAACCAAGCGGACGAAGCCAACGATAACGCGGTCAAGGCGGCACGCGAGAACGCCGCCAACCGGACGGCGGAGATGGTGCGCCAGCACAACCAGCAGATCTTCGAGTCGTTGAAGCAGCAGGCGGGCGGCGTGTTCGACGCACTCCTCCAGAAGTCGCAGTCGGTGTGGTCGGCCATCGGCAACTCGTTCAAAACCGCGATCCTGACGGCCATCAAGGAGGTCGTCACCTCACGGGTCGCGGCCATGCTGATGCAGTTGTTCACCGGCCAGAAGGTGTCGTTCGCTGGCGGCGGCGCGGGCGGCATGCTGGGGATCGGCGCGGTCCCGGTGTTCGCAGGCGCCGCGCCTGGCGGCGGGGTCGTTCCGGGCGTTACTCTCGGCACCACGCCTCCCTTCGTTCCGGGCGGCGGCGGCATCACGTCGAAGGCTGGCGCGGCCAACTTGTTCAACTGGCAGAACATCAAGAACCTCGCCAGTTGGAAAAATCTCTACTCCGCGATGACGCTGGGGGGCGGGCTGATGCTGCTCAGTGGCGTCCAGCGTGGAAGCGCGTTCAGCACCATTGGCGGCGGTGCGCTCATGGGCGCGGGCATCGGCCTGTCGGGTGGTCCCATCGGCGCGGTGGGCGGCGCGGGCATCGGCCTGTTTGCGGACGCCATGCGGCGCGGCGGCGGCTGGGGAGTCGCGGAGGGCGCGGCCGGCGGCGCCATGTTCGGCTGGAACGTCGGCGGTCCTTTTGGCGCGCTCATCGGTGCGGGCGTCGGAGCCATCGCTGGTGTCGTGCGGCTGTTCGTCAAGGGCGCCGTCGAGAAGGCGCGCCAGAAGATCAAGGATCTGTACGGCGTGGACATCTCCGACAAGGCTGTGCTCCAGCAGATCGTGGACGTTGCGAAGCAGTCCTGCGGCGGCAACCTGGACATGGCGATCCGCACGCAGCAGGTTCGCGACCTGATCCAGTTGTACGCGATGAGCACGGGCCAGCAGACGAAGGGGATGCCCGCTACGGTTCACCCGCTCGATGTGGTCCAGACGGGCGGGTCGCTGTACCAATCGCCCGGCTATAACAACGGGGCCGCGCTCCCCGGCTTGGGCGGCCTGCCGACGCTCGACTCCATCGGCGGCGGCGTGGCCTCCGGCGCGCAGCCTATGGTGATCCAACTCGACGGCCCGGCGACTACCAGCCTGCTGCAGGGTCAGGCGGTACGCGCGATAGCCAGCAACCCGCGCGTCGTGCAGGGCGCGGTGATGAGCGCGTCGAAGTCGAACGCCGGCCGGCGAGAACTGACCAGCCTCCAACTCAGTCCTGGACTGGTGACGGCGTAATGCGGAAGACCAGCCAAGTGCCCAAATGGGGACTCGTCCAACTGGCTTACCCTAATAACTGCAGCGTTTCCGGTCACACCTTGATATCTAATTTGCGTGTGCGCTCTTTTGCCTGAATTCCCGCTCAGATCCAGCCCAGTCCTCATCCGAGGCATGCTGGGAAGCTTCGAGAGTAGTGAAAGAACTCTTGTCGTATTCTGCTACAAAGATCTGTCGCGCCCCGCTAAAGGCGTCGTAGGCGAGAACATAGAACCGAACTGTGGAGTCGGCTGAAGACTTCAGCACGGCAGCGAGGTCTCGGTGCTCGACGCCAACGCGCGCACGCAACCGCTTCCAGTCCGAGTCGGGAATTTCCTCGACCGCGACGCGTATGCGAGCCTCGTGCCGGATCCGTACGCGAGGCACCCACGGCGAGTTAAGAGGTAGCCGAACCACCGTCCGCGTTACTCCATCGATAGTTGCAGGGTGTGTGACCCGCAGTTCTGCATAGAGCGCCAAGTCTAGTGCGTCCCGCCGCCCATCGTTTTGCAGATGTACCGCTAGCTGCATCGCCCCACCAGGCGGAGACCCTGGAAGCGGTATGAACGCAGGATCGGTCCAGCGCAGGTGGGGCTTCATCCGAACAGCGACCAACCACCACGCCAACAATGAAGTTGCGATGCCAAGCGGAATTCCTAAGGCAATAGAGATCAGCGTATCCATGTGCTCCTCGTAGTCGCTCTTAATCCGCGACCCAGATGCCGAAATCCAACGGTTCGACCCGGACGCCGTCGAGTCCTGTGCCACCGCTGCGCCTACCTAGTCGTTCAGGAACTGCAACTGCCGAGTACTGTGAGAAGTTGGCGATCACAGTGACACGACCTCCTGCTCGCCTCAAAACAACCGCGGCTTCGCCGAACATATCGATCGAGTCTCCCGGTTGCTTGGTGTCGAGGTTGTATTCGTGCCGCAGGCGAACGCAGCTTTCCAGATTTTGCAGCATTCTTTTGTGCTCGCCACCCAACTGCACCCTCTCAATGAACTCACGTGGCATAGATATGCGATTCAACGAACGAGGGTCGCTGAAGGATGTCACAGCCTCGTCAACTTCTGGGCGGAACCCGTACAGAATTGGCAGATAAATGTAACACCATCCCGGCAGACAGGACAACAGAGCGGTGCAAGTTAGAAGTCTGCGCCACATTCCAGTGGAGTCTGTCCCCAGCGAGCAGAGGAAGGGAAAAGACACATTGAACTCGTATGGATCGCCCTCTATCACTCGTGGAAATACGTCGTACCGCGCGAACGCATTGCATAGCGCGTCCCGTAGGCTTGCTCTAAGAAATGGCGATTTCATCAAAATTCCATCATGGGTCCGCAATGCACGCAGAATTGGGATGGGCAATTCCCAGGTGTCTTTCAAATGGTAGACCAACTGCGTAGTGGCCCCAGTAATCACTGTCAGTGCAAGCACCGCGGAAAAACCGTAATCCCAGAGTGGTGTCGATCCCCCTTGTAGCGCCAGGCCATAGCTCATGCCTTGGGTGTCGCAGTTGAGTTGCGGCAAAACCTGAAGGCCATAACCGTCAGCCTCCTCCGATATCCACTTGGCGTATTGGATCGCGAGGGGATGATGGACGTGTGGTTCACCGAGTCGTTTACCAAAATATGCGGCACCATCGAGCCGAATGCCCCACACGCCCAATGAAGCTAACAGCTGAAGGTGTCTGCTGATCGCGCTTTGAACTTCGGCATCCCCAAGTTGGACGTCGACCGAACAAGAAGAGAAAGTCTGCCACGCCCACCATGTCCGGTCGTTGATGCTGTACCGCCTGAATACAGACCCACCGCGGGGTGACTTGACGGCATCATGAGGTTGGAATGGAAAGACATGGAGTCGGTGGGTGCCCGTGCCGCGAGTCAAGAACTCCTCGACCCAACGGTGGCGCAATCCTACGTGGTTGTAAATTCCGTCGATTATAACTCTGCGGCCATGGGCGATTGCTCGGATATCATCCCATCCTCCAAATGCAGGCTCAACGGCAAACCAGTCTCGTGGTGCAAATCCACCATCGCCATCAGATGGCCCGAATGGCAGGATGTGCAGTGCGGCAGTGTGGGGAAGGTTCAGCGTCAGACACAAGAGATCCTGAAGCGCGGGAGCGTCTGAGTGTCGCCGCTTAATTGTCTCAGGATATGCGCCGAAAATCAGCAATATAGTAGCCCTCAGATCATTGGATCGGTTTTACTCGCATTCAGATCTGCACATCACATTCTATCCGAGGGGCGCGCATGATAGGCGCAAGCGCAGATTCGGCGTGCGTTGTGTCGGCGTTGGCAAGTCGGCAGCCCGAGTAGCCGGCAGGTGATGTAGTTCCCGGATGAATCCCGATCCACCGAAATGACCATTCAACGCTCCGGCCAGGAATCGCGCTGGCCGCGGAGAGATTATCCAGTCACATGCCCGGTTCCGTTGCAAATGCCACGCCGACAGCAGTTCTGCTTCCCAGCCTGTGCCGCACCTTCGCCCACACGCGCGAGTATCCGGTCGTCGACAACGAGTACCGGAACGGGGAATCGCAGCGGTCGGTGCAGGCCAGCACCAGCAGGAAGAAGTGGAAACTCACGAAGCGGCTTACGCCGTCACAGTTGGCGGCACTCCGGAACTTCTATGACGCGCGGGGCGGGAGCCTCGAGCCGTTCTACTTTTACGACCCGTACGAGACGAATCCGAAGTTCTCGTACGACCCGACCGGCATGGCGGTAACCGGCAGGTATACCGTCCGGTTCAACGGCGATTGGAGCCAGCTGGTCGGGCCTGGCAGGTCGAACGTCCAAATCGAATTAATCGAAATCGCTTAGCGCAACCCAGCCTATGCTCTTAATCAAACCCGGAGTTCGTATTACCGGCCTCCGGCCGGAGATCCTGCTCGCGGCAGTTGTCGCGGAGCGCGTGTACGAGGCCGCTGGCCACGAGTTCATCATTACAGCGTGCGTGGCTGGCAAGCACATGGCGGGCTCGCTCCACTATGCGGGCGCGGCCATCGACATTCGGCCGCGCGACGTGACGGCCGACAAGATCCCGGCCATTCTGGCGACGCTCAAGGAGGCTCTGGCGGACGACTTCGACGTCCTGCTCGAAGGCGACCACATCCACATCGAGTTCCAGCCCAAGCAGAGCCTTTGACCAATGCCTGACACCATCGGCAACATCACCGTTCCAGAAATCGCGATCTCCGGCACCTTCCCCATCGTGCCCGAGTACCCGTACGGGCGCGCGAGCCATACGGACGTGGCCATCCACCAGGTCGGCTCCGGTAACGCGAAGATCGAGCAGCGGTTCCTGCTGGGCACGGGCGCCAAGCGTTTCACCGTGCGTCGCGCGTGGATGAACGACGCGCAGCGGATCGCTCTCCGGAACTTTTGGGAGGCGAAGTACGGCCCGTACGGCGCGTTCACCTACAACGCGCCCAACGACGACGGCAACGGCACCACGGCTTACACCTGCCGCTTCGCCAACGAGCCTATCTCCTGGGAGATGGTCGCAGATTGGGTGTGCTCGGTCGGCCTGACGCTGATCGAGATCCCGTCCAACCCGCCCACGTACACGCTCAACTCCACGGTCACCCGCTTCCCGTCGCAGGCGCTCAAGGACGCCCTGCTCTCGCAGGTCCAGCAGGTTATCCCGCTCATCAAGATCTAACCGTTGCAGGCCGGGTATCCCGCCATCTATCTGACCGACCGGCGTTGCACGGTGGGCGCACAACTGTATCAGGCCCGGTTGATCGACTTCGACGGCATTTCGCAGGGCATGGGCAACGAGGCCGACGAGGCCACGTTCGTCTTCGGCAACGCAGACCGGG